CAATGGAAGTTTTATTAAGTTTTTCATCTTCTAAATCACGATTCAATGCATCTTTTTCTGTATCATAGAATTGAGAAGTATTAATACCAATACTTTCTAAATCCCTCAAAACTGAGAACTTTTTTAATCTATTATAATAGTTATCAAATTGTTTTTCATCACTACCTTCTGCTGTTTGGTAACATTGCACAACAAACTCATATCCTTTATTTTGTTGATAATACTCATATTGAGCTTTATATTGTTTAATATATAAATCGACATCTTGAGGAGTAATTCTTTCGACGCCATTTTGTGCCATATTATATATTGCATAAAAGACCATTTCTTGTAATGGTTTATAGAAATCTGTCTTTACAAATGCATATTTATCATCTTGTAGTAACAGAGGTTTGCGCATTAAACAACTTAAAACATATAATGATGCATTGGTGTCAAATAAGTCTTTTTTAAGCATGATTATCATCTCCTTCGACATCAATAGATGATATATCTAATTGTTTTGGTTGTCTTGCATGATGTTTTAATGATTTTATATTGAATATAATATTATTGTCTTGATACTTTACAATTTTTTCTGCTTCTGCTAATTGTCTTTGTTGGTCAAGCTCCAACTGTTTAAAATATTCTTCTGCCTTTTCATGAACATTAGGTACTACCGCTATACCATATTGTGGCAAAAGATTACTACCCGCGACTTCTGTATACCAAACTAACGCACGTGCAATTTCTTTAAATGTATAATTATAATCTAAACAAAAACGATTAATTTGTTTGGTGACGATCGGAGTGATGGTTTTAAGTCCCATCAACTCCAAAATTAAAGCCTCTAAATCGTCACGAGTATAAGGTTTATTATTATTATTTTCCAATTCTATCGCCTAATTCACGAAGATAATCTCTAGCGGCAATAAGTTTATCTTTATCTAATTCAGATGTTTGCGAAATGCGAGTGTTTGGGAAAATCTCAGTGATATATCTACCTACTTCATTTTCTGCGGCAGTGCCAGTTAATTGTTGAATTAATGCAATAACATCATCTCTAATTTTCTCCCAACGTTCTTCGATAACTTCTCTTAAATTATTGTTATTATCGACATCTGCGGTTGTACCATTATGGCGCGCCGCAATCGCTGTTGCTAAGCCTTGTTCAATATTATCAAAAGTAAACAAGAAACGTGCTGGAAATTCACGCATTCTACGTTTTGTATCAATATTTGGCAAATCACTATATGCATAAACTTGTTCTACACCATTTTCATCTGTTTCTTTTCTAACATAGAAACAAAAGTCTACTAATTCAGATACCATATTCATTGGCATAGAATCTAAATCTACTTTAACCTTAGTAGTAACATTTTTTGTTTTAGCATCCGTAATTTCTTGTTCTTTACCATGTGCAATAAAGACAAGTCCATAACCAAGTTTTGAGATTTCCTTAATAATACCGAACTCTTCTCTAATAGAGCGCCATCCTTTTCCAAAAGGTACTTGGCTAGGATCGTCTACACCATATTGTCCAAGAACATATTTATAACACATAGCATATGCAGCACTAATAGTGTCAAAAATAATTGTGTCATATTTTTCTTTTGCGGCTGGTGTTTTAAGTTGTCTATATAAATCTTTCATATCAGACCAAGATTGCATTGGAACCGCATGTAAGCCATCAATAAATTGATAACCAATTTCGAATCCTGCTAAAAGAGGTTTAGGAAATTGACTGGCGACTGTAGTTTTCCAAGTACCTTGTTCTCCATAAAAGAAGAAAAATTTAGATTTTAAGTTTGTATTTACAATATTTGGTTTAATTTCACATATATTTGGTAACATATTTTAGTTTGCTCCTTGAATAAAATACTAAAAGAGGTACATAATGTACCCCATATATTAGTAACTAAATTAAGCTAGTTTGTCTTTTTGTAACTGGTGCTGCGGCGGTAGCTGGGGCAGTGCTCTCAACATCCTTTGCGCCATTAGCTAGCTTAACATCGTTGGCCTTGTAAGCATCGATGAGATTTTTGATAACTTCAGGTGTATAAGCACTTTCATCATCAATTGGGTTGGAACCACCTTCAATATAGAAATTCTTTTGTTTATTAGTGAAGGTCTTAGTTACTGCGGCACCAAATGCATTATTTGTGTCTTCAACTGTAACTTGTTCGACGACAAATTTAAGTGTACCATTAAGTTTGACAGTAGTACCTACTTCATATCCTTCAACACCTGCAATAATTTCTCTTTGTGCTGGGTTAACATGGAGTACAAACATACTCATGCCATCACCTTTAAAATTAGATTGACCAAGTGTTACGTCATATCTATAGACGTCACCATTTTTATTTGTTTTTTCAACTGGTGTTTTAACAATAAAACCACCTAAAGTAAATGAGGCAAGATCTGCGGTACTTTCTGCAACGCCTCTAACGAAACGACCACTAAGTTGTTGTGCAGAAATCATTTGACCTAAATTAGAACTCCAATATCTGTTCTCTCTAATTTCACCGCTGATATCAACCTTTTTACCTTCTAATTCGTTAAGTTTAGAATATGAGACAAAAAGTTGACTCTCTTTACCATCTTTAGTAAGTTTGCTGGCAAAGAAACTGACTTCATATTCACATGGTGTTCCTTCAATAACGCTATTAATTGTAGCAGTGGCTGAAACATATTCTTGTCCATTGTCTTTACGAACACCATAATTAATTTCAGTTGCAACTAATTTACCGACAATACGGAATGAATTTTCTCTTAAAAGTTTGTTTGTGTTGTTGTTGTTTGAATTTGGCATATTTTCTCCTATCTTATAATTAAATACTGTAATGACGTCCTTTTTCTGTTAGCACATAGGTTTTATATTCTTTTGGTTTAGTTTCGCCCTTATTATTTGTAAAATCACGTGTGATTGGGTCACTTGCTGCGACCAATTCTTTACGAATAAGAGAGTGTAAAGTTGGGTAGATACCTTTAATATTCATTGCATCTCCCAAATCTTTACCTACGAATACACGATCATGTGCTTGCATATATTCAAGAACGAGTTTTCCATTATCTGTTAAAACAATTTCTTCCATTTATTTCTCCTTAAAGTTTTAACTATATATATTATATACATATATTTTGGCTTTAGCAATAAATTTATATTACCTGAACCAATTTTTTTGCAGAGATGGAAGCACCTATTGCAGTCTTACTTTTTATAGTAATTTTATTTTTTGCTACTGTAAAAGGTTTACCAACTTTAGGGATGCAATAGAATTGCTCTCGTCCTTGCGCAAATACTTTGCATACTAATGTACCCTCTGCGATGTTTTGTCCCTTGTTGCCGCGACTATCTGTTTGTAGATCGGTAACAGGAGTGTATTTACCTTTATTCTCTGCCGTAACCATTAATAATACATCTCCCGCAGATGCAATGCTGGCTGACATAATAGATGTAAATCCACTTTTAACTCCTAGTGTCACTTTTGAAGCAAGAGGTAAATCACTCACAGCAAGTTTTAAAACTCTTTCTCCATTAAATAAGATTAAAAAGTCAGTATCTTTTGCGGCACCAATGAACACTAAGCGATCATCGTCCTTAAGTTTCATAACTTTTTCAGTCTTTTTCCATTTATATTCGTTGATATCGGATGCTTTAACATTACCATTAGCCGTGACACTAATAATTTTAGTGGCTGCAGGGTCTTTTACAAAACCTCCGATAATACTAGAGGTTGGCGCGGTAATTGGGAAGAAAGAACCATCGCTGCCATAGCCCCAAATAAAGTCTGGATTGTATGCCATAACGACATCTACTAATCCACTATCAACGGTATTACCATTACTACCAAGTTTCGCGGCACCAAGTCCATCAGGATAGATTAACCATTCCTGTTTAATAAGAGGTGTATCTATGGTAGCAACAGGTTTACGATAAATAATTTCGGTTAAACGTTCATCATTAGGCAATTGCGCCTTAATATCATTTAACTCTTTAATAATAATTTTATAACGCTCATGCTCATCATCAATCTCTTTTTGTAAGCGAGCCAATGTTTCTTTCAGATCCTTTTCAGATAAATTTAACTCTTCAAGGTCTAAACGACTTAATTTACTTAATTTCATATCTAATACGGCATCCGCTTGTTCCTCATTAAGCGTAAAAGTACTCATTAAGGAAGTTTTTGCCGCGGCGCGATTAGAGGCATTACGTATTAAACTAACCAATAAATCGATATCACTCATACATTTTTGTAAGCCAAGAATAACGGTTAGTTTATGATTTGTTTTAGCGTAGTCAGCAGTTGCTAGACGTTTAATAATCATGCTACGATAATTAACCCAGTACTCAATTAGTTGTTTTAAATTAAGTAATCTAGGTTCACCTGCGACTATTAAAGTTTGATTAATTTTTATGCTCTCACATAAACGAGTTTTGTTAAACAATATCTCCAGACACTTACTAACATCTGCATTTTTACCTAAAGTAATGGTGATATCAAAGTTACGTGGTCCCACTTTCTTAACATTAATATCTTCAAAAATATCATAGCCATCATCTAAGACCAATTTCTTTAGAGGGGCTTTAACGCCGCTGTCAATTTCGACACCATAAGGGATATCGTGGAAAATGATTAAAGTTTTTACTCCTTGTTTGACAATTTCATAGTGTGCACAAACTTTAACTGCGCCTTTTCCTCTTGAATATATATCCAATAGTTCATCACCATTTAAGATTTGACCTCCTGTTGGAAAGTCAGGTCCTTTAATATATTGCATTAAATCTGCAATAGAACAATCTTGATGATCTATATAATAAGCAATAGCATCGGCTACTTCATGGAAATTATGAGAAACCAAATCACTACTCATACCGACAGCGATGCCGCTATTATTGCCGCATAATAGGAATGGGAATTTAGAAGGCAATACTACTGGTTCAATTTCTGTACCATCATAGTTAGGTTTAAAATCTACGCAGTCTTTATTAAGTCCTTCAAGCATCATCATACCGATTGGACTTAATTTACATTCTGTATAACGAGAAGCGGCGGCAGAATCACCTAATAAGTTACCGCAATTACCTTGCATGTCTATAAGTGGATAACGTAATTTCCACCATTGAGCCATACGTACCATGGCTCCATAAACAGAAGCATCTCCATGTGGAGAATATTTTAAAGCGGCACCTGCTAAAGTAGCACATTTACGAGTCTTTTTATCAGGTGTTACTTTTTCTTCATATAAAGTATATAAAATCTTACGATGGATAGGTTTTAAATTATCTTCTACACTTGGAATGGCACGCGCTTTAATAACGCTATTAGCATAAATCAAAAAATCTTGTTTACTTCTTTCATCTAAACTAATTGCCATAAATTATTGACCTTTCTTTTGTTCTTCCTCTTGCATTTGTGCCTTTGTTTGTTCTGCATATGCTTCGGTTAACTTCAATGTTCTGCCTTGTGAATCGGTAATAGTTAAATTATCTTCTACGGTAACTAAACGTTGGTTTAGGACGTTTAAAAATTGCACTAAAACATCAACTGACATTTGTGGTGTAATAACAACATCTTTCCAACCTTGAAGTTCAGGTTTATTAGTTTCATTATTATTCATTTGTATTCTCCTTTATTAGTTGGTAATAATATAATATATTTTATGATAACTTTTTCGATTTTGCAACTTTAAATGTCATCATCTTCAAAATCTTCGAATACGTCATCTTCTGCAATGGTAGATAATTTATTATTAATAATAAAATTACGACGTAATTCTGGATGTTTGCCCATTAAATCATTATATAAATTTAATGATTGCTCGAGATTTTCAGTGGTTAATTGAATTAGCTGACGATGCTCTGGGTTCATTGTGGTTTCATATAATTCTTCCGCATCCATCTCGCCTAATCCTTTGTAACGTGTACTCTCCACATTTTTATGGTTACGCATATATTTTTTATATTCGCTTAATTGATCTGGTGCCCAGTACTTTGTCTCTTTTGCCGTTTTAGTACGATAAAGAGGAGGTACTGCCGCATAAATTTTACCTTGTTTAATAAGTTCAGGCATATGATGTAAAAATAATGTAGTTAATAGTAATTCAATATGTCCACCGTCAGGGTCCGCGTCCGCCATGATAATAATACGATTATATCTGAGATTATTAATATTAAAATGATCACCAATACCACAACCTAAACAAGTTAAGATGTCTTTAATTGTATCAGATTTAATCGCATCTGCTAATTCTAAACTAGTACAATTTTTAATTTTACCTCTTAATGGCAATACTGCTTGGTTAGGTGCTTTCATTTCCTTTGCACCACCTGCGGCTGAATCACCCTCACAGAAGAAGATTTCTGCATCTGTAAAGTCGGAAGCATCTGCCAATTTTTCTGGCAAATCACGAAGACTATTCATAGACTTTCCACCACGAGCAATCTTTTCTTGTGCTTCACGT